TGCAGGCGTGCCGAATTTATCCACCATGTCGTCAATGACGTCTGTGAGGCGCTGCACCGAGCTTTCGTCAGTCAGGATGACCGAGCTATTGCTCTTGAAGAATGGCACGCCACTCAGGCTGACACCGTTTGACACTGACCAAGCTGCGGCTCGGCGCGCAAAGCCATTATGTCCCTCACCAGCAATATAGAAGACTGGCCCCTGCTTAACCTCGTGGCCATGAAAGGATCGCCCTGTGGCCACACAGAGGGCCATATCAAGCGCGACAAAGGTCTTGCCTGCTGCTGGAGCGCCAAAGCATACGGCAAAGCTGTGCTGCTCAAGTAGGCTCTGCACGACCCACTGCGGCTTTCTGAACTCCAGATCACCGATCTGCACAAACAGCGGCTTGGGCTTCTTGATCTTGCCAAGCTGCGTCTTAACGCTCAACTCGCCCTCAAGCTGGTGGATGTCATTCCAGTCAGCACCAGATCGGCTTGGAGCGCGGTAAAGCAAGCCTGTTGCCTCCGCTGCCTTAATGCCAGCCTCATCGTTGTCAGCCGCGACAATGAAGTTCACATCAGGGAAAGCCTCAGTGAGCACCTGAGCCGCCTTTGGCAGATTGCCACTGTTGAGTGCAAAGATAGCTGGACGGCCCGTACAGGCGCTCACAGAGGCCGCTGTGGCCCAACCTTCGCAAATGTATGTGATGCCATCAGGCTTACCGCCAATGGGCGAGAATGCAGCCTCCTGCGACATCCCTTTGTCAAACAGCTTCTTACCTTCTGCTGTAATGGTCTGCTTGCCGACCAGCTTCATTGATCCGTCAATTATCTTGTAGATTGGCACGAGCGTGTCTGTGCCGCTGACCTTTGCATTGCCCTGCGGCACACCCTTACGCTTAAAGTATGGCATGACCTCATCAAAGTCAGACAGGCTGTTGATTGAGACCACGTTGCCGTCAGAAGGCTGGCGTGGCTCTGGGATTACACCATCGGATTGCATGTCAGAGTAAATCGCCCTCCAGTCGCCGCATTGGTTGCAATTCACGCGCAACTCACCGTTGTGATTGTTGATCCAGAAGCGATCTGTGCCGCCACAGTGTGGGCAGGGGCCATTATAGCGCTCTTTACCGCTGGGTTTCAGGTTGTATCTCTGCACCACTTGGGGTGCGTATTCGTGCCAATAGAGTGTGGCATATTTACTCTCCGCCGTCATTTTATTATAGTCCTCCGTGACTTGCTGGGTGCTCGTCAATTTCTGATTAGGTGGGCTGCGCATTCCCAACGCAGCCCACCTTTTTATTACCTAAAATGGAATTTCGTCCTCAAACTCATCCATCTTTGGTGCTGGCTTTGGCTCAGACTTTGCAGGCGGCAGCCCGAATGGGTCTTCATCCTGCTTTGCGCCGAGAGGTGTGGTCATGTCAAAGTCATCCAGCCCATCACCACCGTAAATTGGCTCAAGTACCTGCACTGCGTCAAGTAGCAAGCTGATGCCACCCTCGCCTTGTGGTGACTTTGATGGGAATGCGATGCAGCGCAGCACGCCCTTTGAGCCATTCCAGATCGCCTTGTCAGCGAGTGGCTGCTTGTCCCCGCCGATCACAGTGGGTGGGCTGTTTTGCTCACCATTGCGATTTGTGCCGTTCTTCTTGGCGCGGAATGAGACCAGACCACCATCCAGCTTCTTCATGCCGAACACCTTGTCAAACGCTGGCAGAGTTGTGTCGCGCTCCTTGCAGGTCTCATAATGTGCTCTCAGGTCACCATAAAACGCCTTTGCGTCTTCTGAACTCATCGTCCAGCTTACTGACCATGCAGCGCCTTGTGCTGTCGGATTGCACTTCTCGCTCTTTTGCTCAGCGCTGTTGTAGCGATAAGTCTGGTCAAGTCGTGGATAAGCAAACTCAATGTTCTTGAGCACTACTTTCTTAAATACTGGGTTAGCTGCCATCTGTTTTCTCCTCTGATAGCAATGCACGGTGCTGCCGTGCTCAGTCGTCTAGCTCCATCCACGCAGGTGGATAGATCATGTTGAAGCGCGGCCAGTTCGTCTTGAACTCGTTTTTCTGCTTTGCTTCAGCAATTTCTTCAAGCGCCTTAAACATATGTTTGCGGCCAAGCTCCATAGCCTCCATTGAGAGGGAGTGCATACATACAGCATGTGGGCGAGTATTTTCTACTGCCTGAAATGTGAAGTGCGTCACATCCCAGCCGCAAAGCTCGGCCACATATTTATAAAAAGCGCCCTGAACGTCATATCTCAGGTTGTAGGTCTGCCTGCCAAACTCGCGTGGCGATGCGTCACGGGTTGTCTTCACATCACCCATAACTCTTGTGCTCGGCACATAGATGTCAGGTCGGCAGCGCAACTCAAGGCCAGTGCGAGGGCAGTCTGCAAACAAGCTGGCCTCTCGGATGCCGTCTTCAGCAGAAAGCACCTTTGCGCAGGTTGGGTCAGCCATGAGTGCTACTGACATGTCATCAGCGATGTCGTATTCACTTTCGATCAGCAAGACCTTGCCAGTCCTGTCTGCATCCAGCTTGGCATCTTTCCAAGCATTGCCGCGTCTGTTTTCTGGCCCTCTGATGGTGTTGTGGCCACCCTCCAGCACCATGTCATGCACAGCCGTGCCAAGCGCCATTGCAGGCGTCTCAGTGAAGGTCTTGTTCTTCCAGTGATACAGGCTGGATGTCAGCACTGCCTTTACGTCTGATGAGCTAATCGCGCTGCTTGCGTGATATTCTTCATTTGATAAGTCGTGTCTAATCTCAGCCATTTTACGCCTCCAGACCTCTCATGTAGTTTTTGATCTCACGCCTAATCTCGACCACTGTGCGATAAGATATCAGTGGAAGCCTTGCGATTTCTGAGTCCGTAAGCCTTGAGACCATGCCAATGGTCACCACCGCGTCACCATGACCGCTAAAGTGCTGCTTCAGAGCGTTGCTCGTGTGTGTCCGCAAGTTCAGCGCAGATATGCTCTGCTGCAATCTTTGCTCAATCGTCGCAAGCTCCTTACCTACAGGTGCATCCTTCGCCGCAGCAATCCTGCCCATGTGTAGTAAGTATTCGGTCTCCAAGTGCCTTGCCTGACACTCTGACAGGCAAAGCTCCTCACAAATCTGGCTTAATTGTGTGCCAGCGCGTTTTTGCTGCCAAACCCTCTTGCCAATCATTAATTCATACTCAGCCATTCATCATCTCCCTTACAATGTAGCAAAATGCTTCAAAATCTGTCTCAACCAGCGCATCGCTTTCCTCATAGCCATTAAAGACTGCCAGCGGGAAAACACAGCGCGTGGGCTTGCGGTCATACTTATAGATCAGCGCAGGCCACTTGCCTTCACGCTTTGCCGCAGCGCAAGTCTGCACCCACCATCCAGCCTGACCACCAATCGGGCCATCCTTGTAGCGCTTTAGCTCCAGCGTGAATGGAAAGTTGGGGTCATCAGGTATAAGATCGCCGTGTTCTCCCTCACGATACTGCTCCAAATCACGCTTAAAGCTGATCCCAAGCTCGTGGTGCAAGTCCTTAGCCAACTCACGCTCAAATGATGCGCCCTTGTTGCGACCGTTTACCATCAGTAGTCATCCATGGGGCGTATTAAGGATCGCTTGATGGACGACAAGTGGTCTGAAATATCGCCGAGCGTCTGAACCAGTGCGATCATAATGCTATCCTCACGAGAAAAGCTATTCCAGTCTGGACTTTGAAGCGCCAGTGCTATCTGCTCCAAGCTGTCAGCTACTTCTGCGCTGGCAAACGGGTCGATTGCAGCTTCTTTGTTTTGGTCCTCCATATCAATTCTCCTGTGTTGCTGTTGATGAAAAGCCGCGCGCAGCAGCAGCCTCCAGGGCGCAGTGACGTAGATATGTAGATAGCGCCATGCCCGAACTATTTGCTGCCAGCGTCAGCACCTTTACCTGATCCTCGGTCAACAAGACCCGACTTTCGTTCTTCTTCATGTAAGCCTCCTATGCTCTGCCAATATCAATATAGGATAAAAATAGTATTGCAATAGGATAATTGTTGTTGACTGCACTTTTCTGCCGTGTATTCTGCCTTCACAAACCAACCAGAAGGAAGAACCGAGATGAAAAAGTTATTGGCCGCAAAAAAACACTTGAGAGAATGCTCAGCGTATGGCCTGCCGATCAGACTGCGCGCTTTGAATGTCTTTCACATTCTGATGAAATAACAATCGAGGGCTTCAGCCCTCACAAACCAACCAGAAGGAAAACAAAATGAATATCACAGACATCACAATCAGCAACGCCCACCCAAAGGGTTTCTGCTTTGCCATCACAGATGAGGGCGAGCAGGTCTTTGTCCCACCCCACGTTGCTGACAATCACAATGTATCGACTGGCGACAGGCTCCCAGCGCAACTTGTGGTCAACCCAAGTGAGGCGCAGCGCACCAATACTCGCTGGGTTGCAGTTCGCCTGCGCCCAGAAGACAAGCCTGCCGAGGTTAAGGTTAAGGTTAAGGTTGAGGATGAGGCTGAGGCTGAGGTTCTGGTTAAGGATACGACAGTTGGCACTGCTGCGCTGGACGCGATAACGTATGACCTTATCTGTGAAAACTCCTACATCACCACAGCCGAGCTTGCAGAGTATCTCGACGTTGACACGAAGACCGCTGGCAACAGCGCATACCGCCTCTTCAACTCAGGCAAGATCGCCAAGGCAGACGTCTACGCGCGGGTGGGTCTGTCGCGCCCATCATTCATTCTGTGGGCCAAGAACGCCTCAGACTTCTTGGAGGGGTGAAGATGTCAAAAGAACGCAAAACCATTCTGGCGCGACTGCGCCGCAAGATTGACATCATCCGCCTAGACCAGAAGCAGCGCGGCGGTAACCTCGGCGGACACGCATCCGAATGCTTGACGCTGCTGGATATTCTGGACCGCATGGAAGAGGGAGAAGAGAAATGATCGCGGTTTGGTTTTCATGCGGAGCCGCCAGCGCCGTTGCCCTCAAAATGACCGTTGATAAATACGGCATTGAGAATGTGCGTGCAGTCAACAACCCCGTTGCTGAAGAACATCACGACAACCAGCGCTTTGCCGACGATGTGGCTGCTTGGGTCGGCATAGAGTTGGAATATGCTGTAAACTCAAAATATCCACTGTCTTCCGTTGTTGATGTGTTTGATCGCAGGAAGGGGATGTCTTTCCCTCACGGTGCGCCATGCACGGTGGAGCTAAAGAAACGAGCGCGCCAAGAGTGGGAGCGAGACAACCAAGTTGAGTGGCACGTTCTAGGCTTCACGGTAGACGAACGTGATCGGCACGACCGCTTTGTAATGACTGAGCGCGAAAATGTCCTACCTGTCCTGATTGACGCAAACATGACCAAGAATGATTGCGCGGATTATTTGCGCTCTGCGGGCATAAGACTGCCAGCAATTTACAATCACGGGTTTCCAAACGCTAATTGCATTGGATGCGTAAAGGCGACAAGCCCGACATACTGGAACCTTGTGCGCCGCGAGTTTCCAGAGGTTTTTGACCAGAGGGCCGAGCAATCACGAAGGCTTGGCGCAAAGCTGGTCAGGGTAAAGAATGAACGCATCTTTTTAGACCAACTTGACCCCAGCGCAAAAGGCAGGCCGCTCAAGACCATGCCCGATTGCGGATTATTTTGTGAAGAAGGAGAAGAGAAATGATCGTAGCAGCAACATGTCTCGCAATGGCCGTTTACCACGAAGCTCGTGGCGAAGAGCCAGACGCACAACTCGCCGTGGCGGAGGTCATCATCAACCGTGCAGCGCACCCTGACTT